ATGTCCATAAACATAGAACTGGACCTGGACGAAATCCTAACCCGACTGGACCAAATCATACTAACCAACGAATTTGAATCACTAGAAATAACCGAACGCCTGGACATACTGGAACAAATCATCCAAGCCAACGCCGCAAACGCAACCCTGTTCAGCTTTTGGACAATCACCCTAATGGCATTCACCGCAGCCCTAATCCTGGCCGCCATCTTTGCCCTGGTATGGAGGCGATAAAAATGAACGAAACCCAACTATACAACCCGGAAATAACCCAACCCCTAATAACGGAAATCACCATAAACACCCTAAACGCCGGCAACACCCGAATAACCGAACTAACCCAACAACTAACCGACCGCATACCCCGAGAAGCCAATATACACCTAATAGAAAGCGCAGACATAGTAACCAACATCATGCAAGGCCTGGGCTACGGCTTATTGGCAGGTTTAATCTTCGCCCTAACCATGGTAGGAGCAAACCAAGCCATGAGTATATGGAAAACAACATAACCCAAAGGAAAGGAGGAAACCGACATGTTTAAAAGCATGAAAGCAAAGTTTGCCGCAGTGTTAGCAATCATTACAGCGTTTGCATCATCCTTAGTCGTAAGCGCAGACCCGGCCCCTAGTCTGAACGTATCAGACGCAATCGGCAGCGGAATGACATCGGTAGCATCTGAAATCATGGGCGTAATCGGAACCGTGCTGCCCATAGCCATCGGCGTAGTAGGCGCAATTATCGCCATCCGCTTCGGCATCAACTTCATGAGAAGTATGTTTAGAGGCTAAACAACAAACAAAGGCGGGAACCCATTCTCCCCCGCCTGGGTACATAAGCAAGAAAGCAAGAAGGGGTTAAACCAATGAAAAAACACATCCGGCAAGGACTAATTATCATACTCATGCTGGCTGCCCTAATGGTAAGTCAGCCTTTTACTGTCCGCGCAATGATGTCAGACGCACAAATATTTGACATGGAAATCATGCCCATCACCCAAGAACAAGCCGCAGACCTGATGATGATAGGGATTGTGCCAATGGGTGCGTTTCCATTGCCGCCACCAATGAAGCCAATATTTGTAGGGCCAATGAGACCGCCGGTAAGTGGGCCAATGATGCCGGCATCAGCAGCAATTGACCAATTGAATAAAGCAAAAAATTTATTGATGGGAGCAGGGGGCGTAAATCCAACACATCCAATAACATTTATACCAATGAATCCAATGGGCGAATTACCCGCAGATTTTTGTATTGATGAAGCCGACCACATCTTCGGAAGAATTTGGGGAAGAATACGTGACTTTTTGGTAGCAGACGATGACAGTTTTTTCACCGAAGCCATGCACCGAGCCATCGACCCGGCAACAGGCCAGGAAGTACCCGTACTCGCCATCCCCGCAGGTGAAGTATCAACATTTTTTGAAGCCGCCGGAACAGACCTGGCGGCCTTCATCGGCCCAATCAACATGACCGAAGCAGAACAAGCCTGGTTGGTTGGGAATTGGTTTGGTGTGCATGTGCCGGAAGTAAGAAATATAAATACATCGGTGGTAATTGGTTTATATAGAAGTGTACCAATAACAAGTAATTGGGCAACTGTAAATATGGGAAATATAGCAAATATATTTAATGTAAGAAATGTGATGATAAATAATAAAATTTTCATGATATCACAAAATGCAACAAGAAATAAACCGCTACAAACTTATGAATTATTGTATAGAACATATATAAATGGAGAATGGGCAAGTAATACAGCATTTAATCCAGATGCTATTTTGAGAGTAGGTACAGCAGGAGGAACACATAATCAATGTCTATTCGTTAATACAAGAAGCACATTTGTAATAACAACAAGTAATCAAGTAACTGGAACATTACATCAAGTAACAGTTGGAGCCTGGGCAGCTACATGGAATCCAAATTTAAATTTAACAATAGCAGTAGGCAATCCATTAACAACAATAAGATTTGACGAAGATATAACGCCTGTACCACCGTGTAGACCACAATTAGACTTAAATCTACAAGCCCAAAACATAATAACCAGTCCGGCAACCGTAACCCAAACCATCCGCCAAATCTCCGGCGCACAAGCCGATGATGATTTTATATATTTCCGCTGGCCGGACACCATCGAAGAAGTACGGGAACTGACCGTAACCGAAATCATCATCCCCCAAGAATGGGAAGTAATCGCACCCGGTACACAACCACAACCATCACCCGGCCCTCAACCCAGCCCAAGCCCGGCACCCCAACCCCCGCCCTGGACAGTACCCGAATACTGGCCGGAGTTTTTCCCGTGGATGAACCCGGAGAACTGGCCGGAGATGTTCCCGTGGATAAACCCGGAGCATTGGAACGATTTTTTCCCGTGGATGAACCCGGAGCATTGGCCTGCACCCCCGCCTTGGGAGTGGCCGGACATGCCCCCCCTGGAAATAGAAATCACCTGGCCGCAGAACTGGCCGGATAACTTCCCAATACCCCAACCGCCACCGGGGCCGCTGACACAACAATGGCTGGACACGATGCAAACCAACGTAAACGAAATCAACCAATGGATGCAAAACGCCAACCAAGCCGACCGGGAGGTAGGGGAACAAATCATAACAGAGTTGCAACGGCTGCCGGAAGCCATTAGAGGCCCGATGGATTTTGATTTTTTAAAGGGTGGTGCAGGCGGCGGCGGTGGCAGACCAATGTGGGCAACCGTATTCCCCTTTTCAATCCCCTTTGCATTTGGCAGTGCTATCACAAGTCTAAACGTACCCCCGCAAGCACCTAGATTTACGGTTGATTTTGGAGGAACCATATTTGAAGGATATGTATTAGACCTAAACTTCGACGAATTTGAACAAGTAGCAACTGTAATACGATGGACAGTATGGCTTGGATTTTTTATAGGATTAATGTTTGTAACCCGTAAGGTAATCCAGTGGTAGAGGTGATGAGATGATATCAAGCATAATACAAGGTTTAACCGATGCAGGAACCGCCGTACTAAATTTGTTGCCTACATGCCCTTTTTATCAAGCACAGCAGATAATCATTGATAATCAAATATTAGGATGGATTGCCTGGGTGGTACCTTTCCCGGAAATAATCGCCCTATTAAACGCATGGTTAGCGGCGATATTGGTGTGGTATGTAAGCAAAAAGGCCCTGCGCTGGGCAAAATTAATCCAATAGGAGGCCGGAATGATAACCTTCTACAGCGGTACCCCCGGTTCGGGCAAATCCTTCCACATGGCAAAAGATATACGGTTTAAGCTGCTCATGGGCCGGAATGTAATCTGCTCTGAAAATATAAATACCAATAAAATTTCCAAAAACGGCAAGAAGCATATAGGCCACTTCGTACACAAACCTTTGGAAGAGATGAGCCCGGAATACTTTTACCGTTATGCCTATGAAAAACACACCAAGGGCAAGGAACACCAAACCACCATAATCATGGACGAATGCCACCGAATCTTTAACCCCCGTGAGTATGGCCGCAAAGACCGTAAGGATTGGCTGGTGTTTTTTTCCGAACATAGGCATATTGGCTACGACATCATCATGGTAAGCCAGAACGACCGCCAGATAGACCGTCAAATACGGTCCCAATTTGAACATGAAATCAAGCATCGAAAGTTTAACAATATGTTTATGCTGGGGTTTATGTTTCCAACCATGTTTATCTGTATTGAAAGGTATTACGGCAATAACTTGATAATCCAAAAGAATGTTATGTTTTATAAAAAGAGGATAGCCAACATATACGATTCCTACGCCAAGTTTGATGATTTTATAAAGCGTATGGAAAAAGATGTAATAAAAACCAAGGATATAAAGCATCTCTACACCTACGATGAAATCAAAAAAGACCTGTACAGGATGAAGTATGGTAAAGATAAGGGCATCGCTGTTAAGTATGGCAAAGAACTGGCCAAGTATTACCGGGTAGCAAGCAACGCAATACTGGTACCCGTGCCTATGCACCCGGAAAAGGAAGCTGAGAGAGGTTTTAACCAGGCGAATGTGATTGCCGAAGAGATTTCCAAATATCACGACGTGAAGATAGAACACCTGTTGGAAAAGCATGTAAAGGGCATAGATACCGCCCAATTAACCGTTGATGAAAGACGGATAATCGTAAACAAGATGTACCGCATAGCATCTGATGCCGTAGTAAAAGACAAGATAATCATTTTAATCGATGATGTGGTCACCAGCGGAATGACATTAAATGTATGCAAGAACCTATTAACCGAGGCCGGGGCAAAAGAAGTAAATATACTTGTTATCGCCAGGACACCCAAAAATGATGAAGACCCGAAAAATATTACCACTTTAAAAACCCACGGGGTGCATAATAATGAAGGAGCTGAAGCCGCCGATGCGGCCGCCACCACCAACGAACCAACCACCAACCGTGTAACCGAACAAGAAAAACCGCAAGCCCCCACCCCCGACGGGGAAGCGGACACACAGATGGGGGCAGGGGGTCCCCATCAGGGTGGCCGATTCACCGTCGGGGATTGGTGGCTAAAAGGAATATTCACCGCCGGAATCAAAGGTAGTGAAGGAAGGAAAGCGGAATAGGCCTAAAGAACCCCTGGGACAGCCATGTACATGCGTCCCACGGAATACGAACTCTAACCACTAACAAACATGCAATATTAAAGCATTTTATCCAAAAATATTTTGTGGGCAAACCACCCTATGCCCACAAAATTAAAAGGGGTTACTCATGGCAATCACAAATGAAACCAAGCGTACAAGGTTCTATAAAGAACTCCCCGAGGTATTACAAAAACAATACCTGGGATTAACGCGCGAAAAATTTCTACCCAACATAGATAACCTGTACTATTCCATCTTTTTAGAAGGGGACAAGTCCGATTTTGACCATCCCAACGGCTTAACCGAGTTATTGGATGACCTCGAAGCCAAAAAAAACGAAGCCAACCAAACCTTCAACCCGGTAGACTTCGGTTACGGCCTATCCACCATAGATAAAATGGCCGAAATCGGAAGCGATGACGAAAACGAAATCGCTGTATCAAAGAAAAAATACACCATGTATGGCTACTGTCTAACCGAGCCGGACTTATATGATATCTTCATTTGCAAAGCCATCCCCAACGAAAACACCCCCCGCATAATAATCCAACTCCGCGCCCACGGCCTATGGACACGCAAGGCCGACGAAATCGTAAAAGATGCCTATAATCGGGTCGAAAAAATCCTGCACCAATACTGCGGTAATACCTTCGGTATCATAAAATGCCGCGAAAACCGGGTAGACTACTGCTACCACACCAACGCCATCAGCAATGTCGGCAGCCTAATCAAAAAATGCCCCCGTACAGAAATGGTAAAAAACATGCACACCAACCTAAAAGAATACCGCGAACACGGCCACGCCAAAAACAAAGCCGAAGGTGTAGTCTTAAAAACCGATTACATCTGCTTCGGCCAGGTTTCCTCAAACAATGTCCGCGCCAGGGTCTATGACAAGGTAAAAGAAGTAATAGAACAAGGGTATAAAGAGTTCTTCTTTAAAATCTGGCATGAAAACGGCCTAATCTCCTATTACGATAAATGGTGCATGGAATACGCATTCCCCTATAAAAACATGGATTACCTGTACAAGGCATCCCTGGCCTTTTACGTGGAACACTTCTGCCACTTCAATACCAACTATGAATACAAAACCGGGCCAGAGCCGGAATATTACGACCTATGCACCGCCGCCCTTACCAACGAAAAAACCACCCTGGCCGACTTCAAAACCCTGGCAAAAAAACACATGCCCAAAGTAACCAGCATATTGAACATAGAATACGAAACAAAGCGCAAGTTTTATTACTACATGGATGCACAAATCCAAACCTTTTCAACCCTCGAACGGGACATACCCAAGTCCTTGGAACGCATATACAGAATCCTGGACAATCGCCGTATATTCCTGGAATACCTCACCCGGGTGACCTTATCATTTTACAACGGCACAGACAAAGACGGCGAACCCAACTATCTGCCTTGGTGGAAACGCTTACGCAACACCAAACTCGACGGCATCAAAACCGATGAAAAAATGCTTCGTGAATATTCCTTCAACATGGACAAAAGATGTGTTGAACAACGTGCAACAAATGCAATAGCTTCGGCGGCCGTGTACGAAGACAACGTATCAACGGGCTTTGTCGAAGACCTATCCGATTTCATGGCCAACCTAACCGACAACCAAGCCCGGAAGCTGGGCCACCGTTTCATCATGTTCGACACCGAAAACGGCGTGGAACTCAAAAACGAAACCCTGCCTTATCACTTCATGGAAAAATACATGCTGACCAAGGCAAAAAAAGAGCGTGTATTGAAAAACCGTAAGAAACGGAGGGAGGAAAAACATGGATAATCTGCCTAATTTATTACCCTGTCCGTTTTGCGGTGACGAAGCAGAATTAGAAATACCAAAGGACATTAAAAACGGTGTATATACAATATTATGCTATGGATGCAATATACCGATGATGGAATTTGAATTGAAAGATTTAAGTATAATGATTGATGAGTGGAATCGCCGCACCCCTGCAACCGCACCTGTTCAAAAATCAATAAATGAACATAAGTCCGGGACAAGTGTTCAAAAAATAATAAATGAACAAAAACACAAAAACGAATCAAAAGCCGGAAGAAAAACCATTTTAACCAAGAATTTATACAATGACATCATGCAATATCATAATAGAGGCATAAGCATCAGGAAAATCATATATTACATGGGTTATTGTTCACAGGGAAAAAGGTTATCCGTAGGCTTCGTCCACAAAGTAATAAAAATGTCCCCACCGTTAGAACAGCTGGAAAACCAGCTCACCCTCGATGAACAGGAGTTTCCCGCATGACCCTCCCCCAAGCCATTGACCTATTCATCCTCGACCAGCAACTTCGGGGCAATACCGACAAAACCATCACCGGGTACCGGGGCTTCCTAAGTCGTTTTAATAAATGGATGGAAACGGTCGGAATAAGTACCCTGGAAGAACTGACCATAAAAAACATCCAAGAATACCAGTTATTCATCAAAAACAAGTCCGCCGAAACAGGGCGGGGTAAAAAGCTTACAAACCGAACCATCCAAACCTACATGCGCCATATAAAATGCTTCCTGGCCTTTTGTAATGCAGAAGGCTTTTTTAATGAACCCTTACACATCTATATAAAACTACCCAAAGCAGAACGCCCGGTGATAGAAATACTTTCAGAAGATGAAATCACAGAAATATTTGCAACAGTCAAAAAAACGGAACAAGGCACACGTAATGCGGCAATAATAATGTTAATGCTGGATTGCGGACTGCGCTTATCGGAAACCGCAAGTATAAAGCATTCAGACATTAATTTTACCAAAGGGTATATAACAGTCATGGGTAAAGGCCGGAAGGGGCGAATCATTCCCGTTGGGGTAAAAACCCGCCGCGCTTTACTTACCTATATACATAAACGCCGCCGAGCCGACACGGCCGGGGACGATGAATACCTATTTTTAAATCGTACCCGCCAGCCCATCACCCCGGCAAGCATCGTACTTATGCTGCGTCGCTTGAAAAAAGAAACCGGAATAAACCGGCTGCACGCACATTTGTTAAGGCATACATTCGCAACGAATTTTCTTGTCCATGGAATAGGGGACGTATATGAACTCTCCCGACTGCTGGGCCATTCTGACTTGAAAATAACAGAGATGTATTTGCAATTGGCATCCTATTACACCATTATAGAAAAACGAGGGCGGCAAACGTATTTGGATAAACTGACAACGAATCAGCGAAAATAAAAAAGCCCTTGGAAACAAGGGATTTTTCAAGGAAGCCGACTGCCGGACTCGAACCGGCGACCTGCTGATTACAAACAAATCAAATAAACATAAAACAGAAGTATAATATTTAAAGGTGAAACTGCTGTCAAGTGTCAAAATTAAAAATGAGATTAAAAATAATTATTTAAATTAGTGTTTTCGTCTATATTTTTAAGTCTGCGGTAATAAGTAGAGCGTGAAATTTTCAAAGTATCAAGGATATCTTGTTCAGACATAGTTTCCTTCATTACCAAAACATCACTAATGCGGCAAAAATTATCAGTAAGCTTTTTATCACGCCCGGCATTCCTGTTTTTGATACGATGTAATTTTTTAGTGTCAATATTAATTATGAGATTTTTATAATTATAATTAATATCATCATCATGTTGATATTTAAATTCAATACCAAAATCATTAAGCAAATCATTTAAATCAAAAAGATTTGTTTCATCAAAATCTTTAGGAACTGGAAATCTAGCATAATCAATCATAAAAACGCTCCTTTTCGTGTGTCATATTTAATAGTGACACAATTATACCATAAAATGAAAAAGTATCAATATTAAAATAGACACTTTATAAAATAAAAATAACAAAAAAAAGACCCGCAATTTGACCGGGTCATTTTTTATGAAGCCCGCACATCGGCGGCCGGGATGATTTCCGAAGTAGGTATTAAAACAGACCGAATACATTCATCAAGAATTTCAGGTGAATAATGAAGTAAATGGAAAGTCTTTAAACCGATTGAGTTGTAAACGTTTTTAACAAATGCATCACGGGAAGACCGTTTGGTTTGCTGATGGGTTGAATCGTCTAATTCAATACCCATAACAGGTCGTGAAGTATTATCAACAAGAAGAAAATCTATATGCTTAGCAGAAATTTTATTGAAGTATGAAAAATATTTTGATTTATTTTCGGATTTAGGAAAAATAACACTGATAAAATCAGCCATGCGCGGTTTAATACAAACAAAAAGATTATGTTTTTCAGCAATAGGACGAAGAACGGAAAAAAATTCATTTTCACGTCTTGTAAGTATGTAAGGGTTCAATACATAAGGTAAGTTATTATTTTTAAGAACAAATTTTTTAATGATAAAAACAATGATTGCAAAAATCCATATGCCAATAGCAAGGAAAATAAGCGGAGTAAGAATGCCACTGAACGTTCCTTGAAAGTAAGTACCTACATCCATATGAATTACCCCCAAACCCTACGGTCAAGTTCAGCTTCTTTTTCCATCTTTTTAAGAATTTTCTCTCGTTCGCGTTCTTCAATGACTTGGCGCATGGCATTAATGCCACTGTCTGATGATAGACCAACAAGCCATTCAATACTTACATCAAAAAGTTTTGAAAGCATAACAAGCATTTCGAGACCGGGTTCTCGTTTGCCAACTTCGTAATTACCATAAGTTTGTTGACTGATTTTTAACGCAGTTGCAGCTTCTTTTTGGGTAATGCCAATGTATTCTCTTGCGCGTTTAAGGCGCGAGGGGAAGACCTCTGTATACATAAAGAACACCTCAAGAAAAGTATTTCCAAAATGTTTTAAGTAATACAATATAATATTGTTGACTAATACTTCAATATGTTGTTATAATTACAATTAAATGAAGATGGAAACTAGAGGAGGAAGTGCAAAAAGACACCCCCGTCCCCGGGTCGGGAAAAACCCGGTAACCCCTAAAATGATACGTGGAAGACACGTCAAAATATGTAGAACGCCGAACAGAAGGATGAAGGTGAAAAAAATGTACGACATAGACCCGCAAAGCACAGACATGGGTATCACACTACCCCAAGAAAAAAAAGAAGAATGCACAGGCGATTGCTTTAACTGTGATTACATTTATGACTATGAAACATGCGGTATTAGCTGAAAGGAAAAAACCATGAAGGACAGCATAAAAGACATAGAAACAATACTGTTAGAACTGGAAAAAAAAGACCTGCGGTACTACGGACTAACCGTGTCAGATACATCAGCACATGACGAAGAAGTATGCGATGTAATAAACCGATTCGGTATGCCTGTCATTTAAAAGATAACCTCGCTGCCTCGGATGATTCGCCGGGGCTGTAGCCAAGGCGGCGAAACTATCCATGGATGTCAAGACCACCCACCATCCGCGAAGCGAAAAGCAAAAACGGAACCGAAGCACCACCCTAACAGCGTACTATCCATTGGAGAGGTCTGAGCCACCACAGGGGGCCATCAACCCCCCTGCACCCCTGTAGCACCGATAAGCCCGGTGGGTGTCAATGCACCCCTGTCCACCGCTTGCATAAATGGGAGGGGCCCGATTTACACACCACCGATAACCCAAAACCACCAACATCCTCCAAAGGTGTGTAAATTGGGAGGGAAACCGTTTAAGAAACGCCATCGCATTGATACCCACCGGGCTTATTGGTAGCCTCAAGGGTGCGGGGGAGTGGAAAAGTCGATAAAAACCGTCAACCCAAAAAGATTTCCAAGTAAAAAAAAGGCACAACAAACCAAAACATATATCAACTCAAACCAGAGAGGAGCAACACAAATGCAAAATTTCAACCAAAAGTACCTGATGCTATTTGCATCCCCGTATACCATCGAAAATGAGAACGGGACAAAAAACGAAGGTGTGTCAGCATATTTCCTAATGGATGACAACCTCAAAGACCGAACCGACGAAGAAGCGGCAGCAAGAGGACAAGCCGTCCACGGCATAAAACCCACAAAAATGAACCTACCATTCAGCGCAGTACCGGAACTAAAAGCAGTACCCGGCTTGTATGAAGTGACCCTAAAAATGGTATCCAAGCGTGTGGAAGTCCGAGGCGAAAAAGTAGAAATACCCTCCATGCAAGCCGTAGGCATCAAATTTATAAACTCGGTAGAACTGAAGCCCGGCCTAACAGAAGCCGACGTAAACGCCGGCAATAAAAAAACATAATAACCAACCCCCGGTTCAACCCGGGATACATAAACAAAAAGTGAAAATAAGGGGCAAAAATGATAAAAACAATAAAAGAAATAAGAAAAATAAATAAAAACATGAAAAACGCAATAAACGAAATGAACAGGGAACAATTAGAAAAATTTGCATATTACCACTATATGATTGAACAGTATCACAGAAATGCAGGAACAATAACATTTATTGTAATAATCGCAATCTTAATAATATTAATAAGTATTAATATGTTGCAAACCATCAATCCAAACACTGAAACGATATATAAAATATGTACTTATTGCATTAACTAAAGGACTCAATGCCCATGTAAGAAAAGGAGTAAAAGATAATAAAAAAATAATAAAAAAAACAAAGCACCTAAAAAACCAATGTGTTACTTGCATTTTATCACTATCAATAAACCCAATATAAAACAACCAACCAGTAAAATGATAAACAACAATTTGTATTATAGAAGCAAGAATATTCAAAATAACAAAAACAATAAAAATATTCAACAAACGATTTTCATAATGAGTATAGGCAATATCAATTTGAATCTGAAAACTAAGCAAAAAATAAAAAAGTTTAAAAATAACCCACAT